AGCCAGAGATTCGGGAGAGCCTCAACAACAGCCCGGGCGGTATTGATTATCGCCTCAAAAATCGCCGTCGCCTTAGCTTCTCTGGCCGCCGCCTTCTGCGCCGAGGTGCGCTTAATCTGAAACTCAGCCTCGAGTGCCTCAATAGCTTTGGCCCGGCGGGTCTCGTCTTTTATCGTCGAGTTTATCGTCTGCAGCCGGCGCTTATACTCGTTCTCAATCGCTATCTCTCTATTTCTCTGACTCTGAGCAAATATCAAATTCAGCCCCGAGAATACTTTGTCAAAATCCTCACCCAGAGATTCAACATCAGCTTTAGCTTTCTCTACCCACGCCTTGAACCGGTCACCCGCCTCACGAGTCCAGTCAGTTATTAGAGGCCGAGTGGTCAGCACCATCTGGCGAACCGCATCGCCGAGTTTTCCGGGCTCTTTCGGCAGAGCCTCAAGCGGTGATCTCAAGGTCTCAATCTGGCGCCTCAGCTCCGAGATAAGCCTTGAGGCCTCGGCGGTAGTAACCAGCCCCCGAGCCTCGGCAGAGGTGATGTCAGCTATTCGGGCCTCAAGCTCCCTTATTTTTGCCCCGGTCGGGTCAAGCTCATCCCGGACTTTCTTTACTGCCTCGATTAGTTTTTTGTTTTCATCGGCCAGCTTTTTCGCCGCCTCAGCCGCACGCTTTTTTGCCTGCTCGTCAACGATGACAACGTTTCCTGTCTCGTTGATTGACTTATTCAAATCGTCGGTCGACTCTTTTGTCTCTATGGTTGTTTGGTTGAGATAATGTCCTGCCGCCTGAGCCCGCTCTAATGCAGCGATTCTTAATCTCTCGCTCTCAGCCAATTCCTTATCAGCCTTCGACAGGCCCGTGAAGAAAAGAACCGTCGAGTTGGTGAACTTCACTACTGCCGAGGCGGCCTTCTCGGTGACTGTTACGACTTTGCCCAGCATCTCGGCTAAAGCTGAGGCCCAGAGCTGAAAGTCCTTCGAAGAGGCAAGAGCAGTTATCCGCTCGTTAAGATTTTTTATTGCCTCGGTGAAAGTTTCGTTTTTGACGATCGCCCCGCCCAGAACCTCGAGCGAATCGCCAATCGTATTTTTGAGCTGCTCCATTGCCCCGGCATAAGTCTCGGTCTCAGCCCGTGCCCGTTCATAGAGCGGTGACAGGCGTTCAAAGATAGCCGCTCGTTTCTCTTCAAGCGACAGCGTAGAGTCAACCATGATGCCGTAGCGCTGCAGCATCTCAACCTGGCCGTTGACTGCTTTCTGAACGATTCTTATGGCGGAGTCGAGGTCCATCCCATAGACCTTAGCCAGACCAATCGCTGACCGGGTGGCTCGCTCGACGCCCTGACGGTCGAGGTTCGTCATCTGAACGAGAAGGGTCATCGCCGAGCGGGCGGCCTCGTCGGTGACGGTAGTCTCACGCTGGATAGCCTGGCTCAGAGCATTAAACTGAGGAAAAAGAGTTTCAGCGGAACGGCCGGTTGTATCCAGCGCAACCTGAAGAGCCCTGTCTACCGACTCAGCCTCGGCCGCAGCCGCCATAGCCTGCCTGGTAACATCAGCAACAGACCTCAGCGCTTTTGTCGCCAGTTGATAGGTGAGGATTCCCGAGGCAATGGTTGAGGTGAAGCCTTTGGTTTTTTTATCTGTTTTTTCTGTCTGGTCACCAAGATTGGTCAGCTCGCCAGAAACCTGCTGAACAGACTTGATCGCTCCAGAGGCATCGGCCTCAATCAGGATTTTGACGTCTGCCATCTGTCCTCAGCCTTCTCGCTTGATATTTTTTGATATAGCTCTCTAAGCGTCTCGAGTGACTCAACGAGCACCTCTCGCTCAACGTAATCATAGCCGAGCCTCGAGTATTCAATCGCCGCGACGCCTGATGAGCGCCCGAGCTCAGTAAAAAATGATCGGTAAAATGAGAGGGTAAACGACTCGAACGGAGTGAAAGCGGCCGTGAGCCGCTCAAGCTGACAATTAACGCATGCCTCACGCTCAGCCTCGCTCTCGTGTCGCTCGTGGTCTTCCGGCCTTAAAACCGCTCTCCAGTGCTCGCCGTAAAACTCAGCGAAAGCCGTTAGACCACGAAAAAATTTTTTAGGTCACCTGCCGTAACCACCACCTCAACGCCGAGCACCGAGGTTATACTCTTTCCCTCTGACTCAATCTTTACCGGGAGTGAGACTAAAAGCCCGAGATATTTATCTTTCATCTCATCGTTACATGGGACGCGCTGGCCGTTATCGGTCAGATCCCAGCCGACGATGACCTGACGGCAGAGCTGGTAGGTCGCCGGGCCGATAGCCCCGCTCGGGTTAATATTAGAAAAATCAATGAGGCTCAGGTCAGCCGGCCTCAAAGTCAGAGTGAGGTCGATTTCCTGATCGCCGACCACCGCCTTGAAAGTCCGGTTAATCTGCGGCCGAATTGTTTTAACGTCTAACACATTAGCCTCCCTTCTTTACTCGGCAGCCGTGGTAAACTCGAGGACATCGCTCTCGCTCTCACCGCCAGAGTTCCCGGCCACTAAAATCGCATGATATGTCGTATTGGCCGTCAGCCCCGTAATCGTGCCTTCGGTCTCAGCAGGGTCATCAGAATAAAACCGGGTTTCCCAGGCCTGCGTGGCCTCGTTGTAAATCTTGACCTTGTAATAATCAGCCCCCGTGACTGACCATTCGAGCGTTACCTGCGTAGCCCCGAGCCCGCCGTCTTTAACAGCGAAGCTATTGATATCGGGCAGCGGTACTGACCAGTCGCCGTCGAGTCGGTTTGTAAGCTCGGCATAAATCGGCTTTGTCTCGCCCGTCATGCCGAGTGGTGCGGTCTCTGCCTCGAGCGCCCGCAACACCACCTTAGCCGGGATAATCTTTGAGTCGGCATACTCCACGTCTTCAATCGCCAGTCGAGGCAGGTCAAACTTGAGGCTATAAGTCCTTGTTGGCGTTACTCCCGGGATAGCCGGGCCAGGGAATAAGATGTCAGCCTTCTTCTCCGAGCCATCGCCCCAGTCCTTGAAATATTCGGCGTTAACGGCGTCCATCCTCGGGAACTCAAGCGTCAGTTTAATCTGAGGCTTATCGGTCTCCAGCGGTTCGATAATCCCGAAAGAGCCGGCGACGTGCTCAGCATCAGGTTTCCTCTCAAACTCGAGCGTGTAATTATTCGGGTGAACGACATCGCCGTCGCCCAGAGCCGCCCCGCTCTGAGAGTTGAGCCGAAACCGGGCGTTAGCGAATTTAGCTTTGAACTTTGGCGAGCCAGGAATCGTCGAGGCATCGAGCGTAAGAATCGTCGTATCATCAACAAGATTACCCCTGAGTGCTACCGATATCTTGACCAAACCATTATTGACTGAGAGCGTCACCTTGGTAATCTTGGCCGATGGGACGCAGTGAAACTTTGAGCCTTTCTCGACGGCATAGCTAACGAAGCCTGTCTCCCGATCAGCCAGTGAGAGCTTATGTGTGTAGGTGCCGTCGCCATTTTCGGTCACCGTATCGATACCGAAAAGCAGAGCCATGAGAAAGTTCTCGAGTCCATCGAACCGATAGTCGAAGTCGAGCGTAAAATCGACCGCATTCTGAAAGGTAGTGTCGAGGTATTTTTCGAACGCCCCGTAAGTCTCATCCTCAACGACCTGATAAGCTGGTTTTACCGCCCCGGCATTAGTTGGTAGAATGCCGGTGTTAGCCGCATTTAGTGACCCGACCGTCCCCCAAGACGTGGCCTTAGCGACCGCCGCCTTTGTAAGTCGTCTTTCAATTGCCATTGTTTTTTTCCTCCGTTATGATTATATCACCTCATGTCTCCATGTCATAACCCATCATAGTATCCGGAGACTAAAATTTCAAACCTCAAATCAAAAAGCCCGAACCGGTCGGCTGAAAGCATGCCGGCATCGGTGGTCATCTCGCCGCCGTTGACAATCGCCCCCAGATCACGCAGGGCCCCGGAGACGGCCGAGACCTCAAGCGCCGCCCTCACATCTTGAGATGCCTTCAGAATATCTCTAACCGGGTCAGCGCTCTTGACGAGGCCCCTTATCGTGACCACCATCGTTTCATCGAGCTGATGGTAAGCACACTCCGAAACTCGGGTGCTCTCGAGCGCTACCGAATATCTCGGGTAGCTTAGCGTCTCTTGGAATACGATCGCCTTCGTTGAAACATCAGCCGGCGTGAAGTAGTAGCCGTTCTCTTTTTTGATTGCCTCGAGGGCGTTAACTACAGCATCAATCACTCTGAGTCTTAGCGGATCACTCATTTGGGAACCCCTGCGTCAAGCATCGAGCGAAGCCTTATGACCGCGGTAGCCATGGCGTCGGTAAAATAAGACGAGCCGGGAAGTGTCACGCTCTTGACCAAGAGAAAGAGCAGTCTAACGTCCGAGCCGCCAACCCTCTGGCCTTTGGTTGTTTTCCGACGAAAGGCCCCGGCACCTGAGCGCTGAGCTAAAAACAGTTTACCGGATTTAGTCTCTATAAAAAACGTGTTCTTGTAGTCAGCCGCCCGGCCTCGAGTGCCGCCAAGCGGAATCGTAAGATACTGCTTTGTTTTCGGCTCAATCCGCCCCCCGACATCCTGAATGTGGGCATAAGGAATTGACTTCCTGCCCCTGACCCCAGTTCCTACCAAGATCTCTCCACCGGCCTTCGTTTGAGTAGTATTAAACCCGAGAGCCGATAGAAGATTTCCTTTAGGACTCTTGAACCTCTGCGAGCCCAGAGCCTTAACTTCGTTGATAGCGAGCGGCCCCCAGCGCTGCATAGTATCAAAAACCCACGATGGCCGAGCCAGTACTTCCAGCTTCTGCCGAGCGCCTTTGCTATCGTAAGAAACTTTAATCATCTAAACACCGCCCGGCGGTAGCGCCTCAATGCCTGCTTTACCTCTGGCAGAAACTCATCGTCTTGAATGCGATTGACTGAGCCATCGGGAAAACTCATTGAGCTAACGCCCCAAGCCCGTGTCCGTGTTTTCTGAAACTCGAAAGCCACCTGCTTCAGTGCGGCGAGCTTAATCGCAAGCGGCCAGCTCTCAAACCCGGCCTTGTATTTGACCTCAATTTTTGAGCCAGCAGGAAATCCCTCGGCGCGACAGATAAAGCCATTGTTATCTGAGTAGTAATCACTTATCCCCGTGCCATCGACTGAGACCGAATAAATCTCAATCACTGGCCGGCGGGAAAGGTAAAGCGTCCTGTTGGCCATTCCGGTAAAGTGGTCAGTTATGTCGCCTGGCTGGGCTAAGGTCTCGAGGTGGTCAACGATCGACCCGGTAACATAAGAGATCAGGTTGGCCAGTATAGTGTCGTTCTCAGATGAGGATTCTTCAAGATAAGCCTTTAGCTCGGAAATGATTATCAGCTCGTTAGCCACTCTCGTCTCCTTTTACTGCCCAGAGGTAAAATGGGCAAGAGAGAGAGCCGGCTTAGAGCCGGCGCTCTCTCGCCTTCTTAACTTGCTTTTTTTCTATCCTTGGATCGACGGGCTCAGTCTCTACGGCGTTAACCACAACAACATCTAATCCCGGGACACCTCGAGCCGCCGAAGCCAGCTGCGCATCATCAGTCTCAATGAACGATGATGGCGGGATCGAAACAACGCCGCCTCGATAAGGAATCCCGAAGGCCCGACCGAAAGACCAGATTTGATACCTCACGGCTTCACCTTCAGGTGCTTAATCAGCACGCAGCCATTTACATTTTCAATAGCTACGTCAGCTCTCATCGAAAAATAAAAGAATGTCCCTTCTGCTTTAGCGTCCCTTTGAGGTTCAATTTTTATGTCACGATGAAGCCCGATGATGAGGTTGTTTTTGTAGGTTAACAGGCAGTCAGAGCCGTCAGTAGTCACGACCGCGAAGTGCTCTCCAGCAGCATGAGGATATAAGAACCCGGTCTCAAACTCAATCGTTCCACTGGCAAGTGTATCTGGTGGTGGCTCTGGATTATCGTCTTGAGTTATCGTTTTGACTTGTAGCACCTCAGACTTATAGCCGGTCGAGGCATCGTAGAACCAGATTAGCTGACCGACCTCAAACCCGGTGGTATCGCTCACGTGAAGTGTGGTCTCACCGGCCGAAACATCCTCGCCACTCTCAATCGCAGAGACCGCAAGGGCATCACCCGTCGGGACGGGCATATCTATTGGCATGAGCGGCGCACCGATGACCGGCACCCGACCATAAGTCACCTCTCCACCCTCAACGATTAGCTTATCGCCGAGAGCTGTCCCCCGGCTGCTGAGCGCCTCGATATAATCTGACTCTACTTCATCATTGACGAAAAACCGAAAGTTCTCGAGCCCCTTTTTCTTATACTTCCCGGGCATGACCTTGAGCGCCTTACCGAATTTGATTTCCCACTCGAACGGGGCGACACCATTCTGTTCAGCGATGTAGCCAGTAGTGAACTTGAAATCAGTCGCTGATCGGGCATCGAGCACTCTGGCCTGACCGGTGACAGCGTTTGTCTCGTTTAAGATTCGCCACCGCCAACCCTTCCAGAGGTCTTCAAGGTCAAGTCTCTGGCCTTCAAGAGTCGCCCCGGGCTCGGAGAGATAAAACGCCCGGTCGAGTTCATTTGAAATCTTTTTCGCTATCATCGCCAACAGGTGGTCTTTAAATCCTTCTTCAGGCGAGTCTTCAAGGTCGTCATCAGTGATGAGGACAGCCCCTCTTACCTTTTTAGCCTCAAGAGTTATTGGCCCCGAGGCAAGGCTTGTGATGATATCCTCGCTCGACATCACTGAGCGTGGCTTGAGAACATTTGTGGCGAGCCCGATTGGCCTTATGACCTTTTGAGCCAGCTTCATCTTCTCAACCCGAGCACTGGATTTAAAGACTGAGCTGTCAATGATATAGTCAAGAAACTTGTCAGCTTCTTCGGGCGCAAAGCTAATCGGCGACAGCAGACCTTTTATGACTTTTGTTTTAGTTATCTCGTTTGACATTATCACCTCTGCCCAGATGGCTTAAATTTTTAAGAGTCAGCTTAAACTACCGCTGGCTATTTGACTTTGAGGTTCTTGATGAAGACGCAGGCGTTGAGATTTTCCACAGCAACATCAGCACGGAGCGAGTAGAAGAAGATTGTTCCTTCGAGCTTGGCATCCCGCTGGGTTTCCATCTTGATATCGCGGTGGAGACCGATAATCAGGTTATCTTTATGGGTGAGCAGGCAGTCGGTGGTGTCAAGCGTGACCTCGGTGACGGCCTCAGCATCAGCAGCCAGATGGGTATAGGCAAGGTTCGCTTTGAGAGTCAATGAAACATTTTCTTGCACTGAATCGACCTCGTGTATTTCCCGCTTGTAGCCAACTTCTTTTTTGTAGATCAGGATTTTATCCCCGGGGGCAAAGTTAGCGGTTGCTGCGACATTTAAGACTTTCTGCCCAGCGGCTGAATCGGCATCTACTGTGGTCGACCCGCCACCTGAGACTGCATTGGGCAGGTCAACCGGCATCAGCGGTGCGCTAACGATGGGGAC